TACAAAATCTTCATCAAGTAGTTCTGCAAACCCATCCTTTATCATTTGTTCCCCATATTCCGAAAGAAAAACGCCAGTGTTACCCGGTTGTTTTCCATTCCATTCTTTTAAAAGCCTTAGTTTCATATTATCTTTTCATTTTTGCCATGAAATCAACTGACATCCAATAAACATTTAAGTCAGCATTATAAACTTGTGAATCACTGCTAACATAATTAATAGTTTGTACAGACACACCATTTACCGTGCCCACAAACCTATCTAGTCTATTACGCACATTATTTGCAAGTGTCTGCGTAGTGTCATAATTGTTAGTGTATATATCAACTTGTAAATTAATCTCTTCTAAATTACTTTGCCCGTCTTTGTAATCAACTGGAGTACTATTTGTTATCGTATAAACAATAAAAGGATATTGCACATTTTGTGGTGCAATGTCTGGATAAATAGATAAGCCGCAAATATTAGTTACAGCCGTATCAGTCGATAATCTTCCATATATTACTTTTCCTATCATAACTCCCAAAATTGACGAGGAAACTCCTTCATGTACTTTAATGCCATTGATGACATTTTATTAATCACCGCGTTTTGACTCCCTTTTTCTGCCTTGTTTCTTACTTTGCTAATCCATGCTTTTGTGCTACCAAATACCATGTGAGCATAGAAGCCGTCTGTCTTATCTTCGCCACTTAGCTTAACATTTATACCAGCATCTTTGTATAAAGGACCAACAGACGTTAATAATGCTTTCCAAGACTTTCTATCGGATATGTTTTGAATAGAACGTCTAAGATTACCCGGTTCAATGTGGTATTTAGGGCCGCTACCTCTATCCATTCCACGGGAATAAAATTTATGAGGTTTATTTGAACGTGGAACAAATGACTTATAAACCTTTAACGCTATCGGTGCGGCTGCGTCAGATATTTCTTTTCTCTTTTCTTTTGTAACCTTGTTTAGCATGTCATCAAGTTCAGTAACAGACTTAGCAAAGTTGTACATCTTAAAGAGTTTACCTGCTTTAGTTGTTTTCTTTTGGGTCTCGTTTTCAAGTGTCCTAAGTCTGTTAAGTTTACTTCTAGATATTGACATTACGCGTAATTTTGAGCAAATGAGCAAAATAAATGCAAATACATATTATCGGCACTTATCTGAACATTTTCTATTTGGTAATATTTGTTCATCCAAATAATTCTTTGTTGCTCGTTTATGTCAGTTCTATTTCTGCAGGTAACTCTTATTTGAGATAAGGCTGTTATTTTGCCACCCTCAACTTCTTCTTTGTTTATTCCTTTGTAATCAACCACTGCCCAAACTTCTACAAAATTAGTCCATGATTCAACGCCAAAACCAGTAGTACTGGCAGCCCTAGTAACACTTTGTACTATGATTCTTTCCCGTAATTTACCTATCTCTTCTTTTTTATTATATCTCATTATAATATTTGTACGCGATATTGATCAAGTAAATACTCCGAAGCCGTAGGTAATTTCTTTACATAATCTTCTCTATTATCGTAGGCATCCGCTACCATCATTAAAATAGCTTGTCTTATTTGCATAGGTACATTAGAGGCGGCCGCTCCATATCCAGCCGTATAAACTATAGTAACATCATTTATATTTCCATAAAGTGTAGGCCATGTTTTCCCGTAAGCTAAAGATAGTCTGGCAGGCTTTTCAAAATTATCTACAATGTAATTACTACTATTGTATGTTTGTGTTGTGTTTTGGCTATCTGCATATTGAAAAGATGTAACCGAAATAACTGGAGATACGGATAAATAAATAATAGGCTTATTTAACCTATCTAATTTTTCCGTAATCGTTTGGGTAATTAATGCCTGATTTAAATACCTCTCAGCAACTTCACGAGCCGATTGTAACAAAGTAGTAATTAAAGTATCATCGGCAGAAGTATCTACCTTCAAATAATTTTTTACTTCGCTTAATGTCCAAACCTCTAAAGATGGTTGTGTCGTTACTTTCCAAGCCATTGTACATTTTTTAAAGAAGGGATGGATATTGCTACCCATCCCAATTTTTATTTACTAGGTCAACTTGTTAGCTAGGTGCTTAATAGCAGCAGTCTGTAAAAGTTTACCGTCATATCTCGCATAAAGTAGGAATCCTAACTCCATTTCATCCATAAACCTTTCGCGTAATGGCACCAACACATTGTTAGATACTTGACGAATAAGGTATTTAGACCAATCACCGAAGTAAATAATCTTTGCAGCAGTTGCCTGAGTTGCAGGAAGATCATTGTTTACATAGAAATTGTAACCTAACAATCTATCAGGAATACCGTCTCTCAATGATGGTTGAAATAAGGTTGTGTTACTGTTATCTAAGTTTAGTTTTCTAACCGCACTTAAAATAGTGTCGTTCATCATGAATGCAGCCGATGGACTGTTTCTATAGGCAATATCAACCGAATGAATAAGGTCAACTAAGTTTGATGCAGTAAAAGCCGTTTGACTTGCAGATACAGCACCCTGAGTAGTGTTAGCAGAAAAACCAGTAGGTTTACCAGAACCATCACCTGAAGTAAATGCCGTGTTTAAACCTCTACCTAAACGCTCACCTAACATAATAGGTAACTCTGTGTTTAATAGACCGAACTCATCATTAGCCCATTCTACAGATACTTTTACCAATGTGTTAATAACGTGGGCAGCGAAAGTCTCTCTTGTAAAGGTCATATCCTGAACGGTAACCGCTCCGCCTTCAGTATGCCATGAACCAGTTGTTCCGGTATCATTTACTTTTGGGTAGTATAAAGTACCTGCCTGAGGAGTAGTTATTACACGAGATACCTGTAACATTGGGCCGTAGTAAGCCATTGTTTTTTCAAGCTCGTAGGAGAATTGGTAAGGAATAACGTAACCACCAGCCAAGCCACTTTCAGAAGTAGTAATAGTTGCCGTTCCTCTCATTTCTTTAAGCAAAGATTGGTCTTTGCTACTTAACTCTCTTTTAGCAATAGCCTTCATGAATGCTACTTGATATTCAGGAGACTTTACAATCTCTCTTTTATCGGTTGGCAAAGCAGCGATAGTGTCCTCAATGTTTTTAACGCCTCTTTCTTCAGTGTTAATGTCGTTCCATCTTTCAAGTCTTGAAATCTGTTCTGTATAGTTTTTAAAGTTTGCATCCGCAGCATCCCATTGTGCCAATTCTTCGGCATTCATTAGACGTCCTTCGGTTGATGCTCTTTTTTGCAAGTCTTCCATTATTGCGTAATCGGAAGCCCGCTTTTCTCTCAGCAATTTAGAGTTCATTATTTTGTTTTTAAATTTAATAAATGCAGGGCGTTCCTGCGTAACTCATTCTGTATATTAATTTCTGACTTAACAGATATATCAATCACTTTTTGTAATTCTTCATCAATAGAACCTTTCTTTTCATCATAGCTTCTCTTAGCTACCATTGTATCTGGATTAGCAGGATAAGTTACCGGTGAAACATCATACACTTTTTTGATTCCTCGAATAATTCTTTTAGGTTTCATGCCTTCCCTTTCCTGCCAGTCTTCAGCTTCTACGCTAAATGCAAATGAAGATTGATAAACATCGCCACGTTTAACCATTTCTAAAAGGTCATTACCTAAAGAAGTATTTGGTGCTTCGAAAGAATATTCTAAAGCATTTCCCGTAAGATTCAATTTTAATGTACCAGATTTTGTTCTAGCTAAAACCATATTAGCATCATGGTTAAATAATGCCACAACGTCCGAAAAATCAGAATTTTTAAATACGTCTGCACTCATTTCTTCGTCATACCATCCCATATCATAAGCAGAATTAAAAACGGTTGCAGTTCCTACAATCGTGCGAGATTCTGGCATAGCGCGAAACTCGTAATTTATACTTCTTTTTTCCATAGTTTCTTCTTTTGACCTTTCGTCCATTATTTTATTAGCAGTTTTTTCTGCCCATGGTAACATAGTTGAACCACCCCATGCGTCATACATTATTGAACCGCATATTTCATTATCATCTTCATCAAAATATTTGCCTTGATCGTACACTTTAGCACGACTTAAAAAGCTATATGTTCTAATTACCTCATCCTCACTTAATGCCTCTTTGTTTGATAATTGCCTTGCTCTTGTCCAACCTACAGATGTACCACATTTAGATCCATTCTCTTCTTTATGCTTTAATGCTTTCTTTGCTGCATTAGTAGCTGATTGAGGGTAATTACTGTATGGCATCGCTTGTAGGTTCTATCTTTATGTTAGATGCAAGAGGCAATTCATAACTATCTCCACCTGTGTAAGGATTCATATTCTCCTTAATTCGAATTTCATTAGGTGACATCGCCAGTACATTACGCATAGTTGTATAATAAGAAGATCGCGCTGCAACGTCACCGCGAAGTAATCCATCAAGATTAAATCGAGTGCTATACTTATCTTTCTCAACTTCAAAAAATATCTTTCTATTAAACTCTGCCTCTATTGTTTCACACAATGGCATTATTGTATAGTTTACAAACATCTGGCTAAGTTGCTCCATGTTGCCAAATGTTGCTTTTTCCATATCTTCTAAAAGAACACCTGGCACACCAGTTATCCTTGCAATGTCGGAGATAGTAGCTTTCTTTGTTTCGTTAAATGCTGCATCGGCAGGATTAAGACCTACTTTTTGAAAGTCCATGCC